GGTACTAGATTATACGAATTCTTATTTGAACCTTTTGATGGACTGACTTTCGATGCAATTCAATCGGATATTAGAGACGCGGTTCAACAATTTATGCCTAACCTTTTATTAAATCAGATAACAATTACACCAGCAGACCCTGAGCAAGAAGTAGATACTATGATAGGTGAAAACATTATTGGTACAAGCGAATCTCCAATTTATAGATTACCCGGAAAAGGTACCTCGGAATATACTGCAAAAATTAGAATAGATTATTCAAACAACAGATCATCTTTTGCTCAAAGTGATTTTGTTATTATTAATATTTAATATAGATGGCAAATCGTAAAATTTCATATACAACTAGAGATTATCAGGGGATAAGAACTGAGTTACTAAATTATGTAAGAACATACTATCCAGAACTAATTCAGGATTTTAATGATGCATCTGTATTCTCAGTATTCTTAGATTTGAATGCTGCGGTTGCGGATAACTTACATTATCATATTGATAGGAGTATTCAAGAAACTGTACTACAATATGCTCAACAAAGGTCTTCAATATATAATATTGCAAGAACTTATGGATTAAAACTTCCTGGTCAAAGACCATCAGTATCTTTAGTAGATTTTTCAATTACGGTGCCGGTTTTCGGTGACAAAGAAGATGAAAGATATCTTGGAACTTTAGCCAGAGGATCACAAGTTTCAGGTGCAGGCATTGTGTTTGAAAATATATACGACGTAGATTTTACCTCACCATACAACGCCCAAGGTTTTCCAAACAGACTTAAAATTCCAAATCGTAATGCCAACAACGTACTAGTGAACTATACTATTACCAAACGAGAATTGGTTGTTAATGGTATTACTAAGGTATTCAAAAGAGTTATTACTCCAAATGATGTTAAACCATTTTTTGAATTATTTTTACCTGAAAAAAATGTATTAGGGATCACAAGTGTTTTATTAAAAAGTGGAACTGAATATACCAACATACCAACAACTGCGGAATTTTTAGGTTCTGCAAATAAATGGTATGAAGTAGACGCTTTGGCCGAAGATAGAGTTTTTATCGAAGACCCGACTAAAGTATCTGACCAACCGGGTATTAAAGTTGGTAGATATATCCAAACACCGAACAGGTTCATTAGTGAATATACACCAGAAGGGTTCAAAAAACTTACTTTTGGTGGAGGTACAAATACTGCGCAAGATGCTCTCAATCAATTCACAACATTAGGCACCACAATTGATTTACAGAGATATTCGAATAACATATCTTTAGGTTCAGCATTGACCCCAAACTCAACGTTATTTGTACAATATAGAATTGGAGGTGGTTTAGGTACTAACTTGGGAACGAATGTTATTACTCAGATTGGATCAGTATCATTCTTTGTAAATGGGCCATCAGAACTTACTAACTCATCTGTGGTTAACTCATTAAGATGTAATAACGTTACTGCGGCAATCGGTGGAGCTGGATTACCATCACTTGAAGAAATTAGAAATTATGTCTCATTCAACTTCTCAGCTCAAAAGAGAGCAGTTACGGTACAAGACTATGAGTCTATTATTAGAAATATGCCATCTGAATTTGGTGCTCCTGCTAAAGTTTCGGTAACCGAAATAGATAATAAAATTTTAATTCAATTGTTATCATACGATACTTCAGGAAGATTAACAAACATTGTGTCAAACACATTAAGACAAAATATTGCAACCTATCTTTCTAATTATAGAATGATGAATGACTACATTTCAATTCTTACTGCTGAGGTTATTGACTTAAGTGTTGAAGTACAGATTGTGTTAACTTCTGCACAAAATTCAGGTCAAGTTATTGCTGATGTGGTAGATAGAATCGCTACGTACTTTAATCCACAAGTTAGAGAATTAGGACAAAACGTTTATTTGTCTGAATTACAAAGTATTGTTCAAAATCAAAACGGAGTGTTAACCGTATCTTCAATCAAAGTTTTCAATAACGTAGGTGGACAATATTCGTCTGCTGAAACTTCTATGGAGTACGCTAATCCTGAAACACGAGAAATTCAACCTGTTAATTCAACAATTTTTGCTCAACCATCACAGGTTTATCAAATCAGATATCCAAACAAAGATATAAAGGTTTCGGTTCAGAATTTCCAATCTACTACTTTATCATAATCGGTTTATTATCCAAGGCTTTGGGTTATAATTTATAATGTGTGTGTTTTTAATTTTTAAAAATTACACATAAACTATTTATAAACTAAAGATATTACATGGGTGATTCATATAGAATTAAGACCGAACTTGGTATTAACAAATCTATTAATGTACAGTTAGACCAAGAGTTTGAGTTCTTAGAAATACTATCTCTTAAAATACAACAAACTGACATCTACACAAGAAGTTGTGCGGATTATGGTGTTTTGGTGGGAAGAGTCACTGCAAACAATGGTTTTGGAGTACCGAACGCAAGAGTCTCGATATTTATTCCTATATCTCAGGTTGATGAGTCAAATCCATTAATCACAAGTATCTACCCATACAAGTCACCAAATGACAAAAATGAGGATGGATATAGGTATAATTTACTCCCCTATACTCCTTCATATTCAAAACATTCTGCAACAGGAACATTGCCTACAAAATCTGATGTTCTAACAGGCACTACTGCAGTCGAGATTTATGACAAGTATTATCGATTCACTTCAAAAACTAATGATAGTGGTGATTACATGATTATGGGAGTTCCACTTGGAGAACAAAGCATAGTCATGGATGTTGACCTTTCTGATATCGGTGAATTTTCTTTAACACCTCAAGATTTAATTAGAATTGGTTTAGCTACTGAAGCTCAAGTTGCGGGCAATAGATTTCGTACATCGAACGACTTAAATTCATTACCTCAGATAATTAATTTATCTAAAAGGGCTGAGATATCTCCATTATGGGGAGACCCTGAAATATGCGATATATCAATTAACAGAGTAGATTTTGATTTACGAGATGATGCTAATGTTGATATTCAGCCAACCTCGGTTTTCATGGGGTCTATGTTTTCTTCACCGGATAATTTTAGGATTAGAAAAAATTGTAAACCTAAAGACAATCTAGGTAACTTATGTGACTTAACTTCAGGTCCAGGCCAAATATTGGCGATTCGACAAACTGTGGAACAAGATGAAGATGGAAATCCTGTTTTAGAAGTTTTTGAGTTGGAACAGGCTGGAAACGTCATCGATGGGGATGGGACTTGGTTAACCGAGTTACCGATGAATATGGATTATATAGTTACCAATGAATTTGGAGAAAGGGTGTTGTCTAATGATTCAACATTGGGGATACCGACCAAAGGTAAATACAGATTCAAAATTAAATGGACACAACCAAATGATTTAACTATTCAAACAAGGAGGCCGAGTTATCTAGTACCAAATGTAAAGGAATATGGATGGACTAATTCGCTTTCAGACCCAACAAATGTAGAAGACCAAACAAGAAAAGATATACAAGAAAGTTCATATTATTTTGGTTTATCTTGGACTGGTTATACTAATGGATTTACAGGATCTGAAAGAATTGATAGATTAAATGAAATTATTGACTGTGAAGATACATTCTATGAGTTTCAGTTTAATAGAGTTTATACAATATCTTCATTGATTGACCAATATAAGAAAGGTGGTCGAGGCAGATTTATTGGTATCAAAGAAATTGATGATGATACATGTTCGAGTACTATTAATAAGTTTCCTGTGAATGATGGATTCAAAAATTTTGATTTACTGTATTTTTTATTTTCAATTATTTTTACAGTAATTCAATTCGTTGGGTCAGTTCTTTTGGTTCAAGCTCACCTTTTACTTTTTATCTATACAACGGTCATTAGGGCTTTGTGTTTCTTGTGTGGGGTAAAAATTTTACGTATAAGGCCTTTTGCGTTTATTTGTAATGCTTTAAGGTTGTCATGTGAAACAAAAAGTTTTTTGGTTCGTTTACCAATGATTACATATCCTGACTGTCAATCTTGTACTTGTAAAGATACAAACGTCGAATCGATTGATGTCTTAGGGGGAACAAATGGTATTTTGTCCTACGTTTCTTCACCTTTAAGTTATTACGATGGATTACAGTCTTTTTTTGGTTCTGATGGTACGCCGTCAGAAGACGTTCAGTTAAAATCATTAATTTTTTCAGAGGCCATTGCAGGTAATGATGATTCGGTTACTGACTTGAATATATTCAAAACTCCCGTATCTCAAGTTGTGCGATTTTTATCTGAAGAGTCTGATGAAAGAAGATATTTCGCATATGCCGAAAGTCTTACTTTGGGAGAAAGAATAAATGTGTTTAACACTAGAAAATCATATTTTGAAGAATTGAATAAAATTAAGGTAACCTTTTCTAAAAATTCGAACTTAGGAAAATTTCACTTTGATAATACTGTAACTGTTTTGGCAAACCAATTCTATGAATCTGGACAATTATTAACAACAGTCAACCCTTCGACATCTACTGATAAAAATTTCTTGTATTTGACACAAACTGACAATGGATTGGCCAATGGAATTACGGGGACAACAACACAAGGGTCAACAAATGTAACTGTAAAATATGCTGTAACCGAACTAACAGATAGTAGTGTTTCTTATTCTTTACCAACGGGTAGTACTGTAACCCGTCAGCAATATCCACAAGATAGAGAATATTTTCAAGTCGTTACCGCAATAACAATTTCGGAAGCTATCAAAATATGGGACACAACTAATTTAGAAGCATTCCCCAATGTTTTAAGTGCGCCATCTAGAATATTTTTAAGGAAAAAAAGAGGTTTCCCACTTACAGGGTATGAAGATGATGGTAATTTATTAATTAGTCCACTTTCAGTTTTAGAAAATTTAGATAACCAATATATACTAATTCTTCAAAGAGGAGTGGACCCCTATTCTCCTAAATATGAAAACGAATATAAATTAGGTAGACTTTTTGGAAAAAATATAGATGATTCAAATCTAACAATTACCGCATCAACTCGATTGAATATACCTATTCAAAAGTTGGAGCAGACAAATATTTCTGTTCAACCTTTTACTCAAAGTGGAATGTTCTATCCGTCGTATTTTTTTGAGGCTGGAAATGATTTTAGTGGATTTACAACTTCAACGGTTGGTTATTATGGTAGTTTAGACTCGACATTTAATACTAATAGATTGAACCAAAGAAATATTGGAGGAGTCGTTGGAATGGTTTCAAGAACTAATAATGATTTCTATTCATCAACTCAAAACTCAGCAAAATATGATTTATCTGAGGATGTGTCTGGTGCATCGTACATATTTGCAAATATTAGTGCGGGAGCAAGTTTTGGTTATAGAGATGTAAGATTTCAGTATTTCACTCCGAATGCTTATCCTCAATTGACAGGGTCTCCAATGGCAATTTCCTCTAAAATTAATAATGTAATGAGGACTGATAGACTACCTTCATCTGATGCATTGAATGGTAGTGCTTGGACTACTAATCCGGCATTGTTACAACAGAATAATAATTTTGTTTTTTATGAAATACCCGAGTTAGATGAGCCTGTTGAGTTAGTAGGTTATGCTACAGGTGCGCAAATTCCTACTGCAGATTTGGAGGGATTACCAAACGAAATAACAGTATTATCATCCTTTGATTGTGAGAATATGGTTGGATTGGATTGTTATACAGGTTTTGGTGATAACTTTGAAGTTAATCAGGAGTGTACAACGAAAGATGCGGTTGAAAAAGGTTGTTATATTTTTATGAGGAGACCTGGTTTGGATTTGGTTAAAGATCTTAAAAACTTCGGAGAATGGGCGTTTAGGTTTAGATTTTTCTATGGCCTATGTAGAGGAGTTTTATCCCAATCATTCATGAATAATTGGGTTAATGGTTCTTTATATTTTTTCCCAATTCAAGTAGACACATTCTATAATAGGCAAAATAGAGTAAGTCAAGTTAGATTTTGTGAAGATGTGATTTATTATAATCGGGATAGTAATAACTTCTACTATAGAAGTAGTCCTTACAATTTTAGTACTAATAGATTTGTTGGTAAACAAACAAATAATGATGGAAGTGTAAATGATTTGAATCTATTGTTTCCAACCACTATTATAAATTTAGGGATGAAAGATTATTTCTATTCAGAAATAACCTACGATCCATCGACTCGAGGATTTATAATGCCAAACATTAGTCCTACAAGTTATGGGGATACATCTGATTTAATTAATCTATTTGTGGTTTCAAGAATCACTGATGAAAATTTCTTACAACAGTTAATACCTTTGGGAGATAATTCTATTAATCAACTATTTTCAAGGGACGAGAGAAGAATTGATGGAGACTTGGCACAATTAATGTCTATTAATTGTGAAATTGGTAATATTAATTTTTCACCTGAATATTATGATAGTGTTTCTGGTGAGACTAACCAACCAACTCAAATTCTTGGAACTCCAAAAAATCCAACAATTGCAGTATGGTTTTCTTCTACAACTCAAGATTTACAAACAAAAGATTATATTGCCCCTGGACGAATTAATTTTAGAGGTAGTGACGATATTGGTTATTATCCATATCCATATGGAATTAAATCACAACAAGTTCCTTTCTATCAGTGGAGATTGGCGAATACAAATTTGATATTTGGAAACCAATTTAATACTTGGGCAACATCTTCATCAGATATTATTCAAAACACTAGATATCAATCATTAGATAGATATTCGACAAACACTGATTATTTTTTAGGGTCTAACTTTATGTCCAATGATTTGAATGCACGTGGATATATTTTCAATGTCAATGGGACTGTTGGAAATGGGCAATACGTTTCGAATGGAGCATTGAAACAAAAATTTGTAGTGGGGGCTCCCTTCCAATTTTATTTTGGGACAATTGTAGGAGAAACCGCTTTGGATAAATTCAAAACAAAGTATTCTGTAGATGAATAAGTATACGATAATACCAAGTGGACTTAGATATAAAGGTGCACCATCTTTAGATGAGGAACTTTCTGTAACGCTCCAAGAACAGAGTCAAGAAATTACTGAGTATGATAGGACTTCGACCTTAAATCTTGCTCAGGTTTATGATGATGAACGACAGACAAGTACGATATTTAGACCAACATTTAAGATTACATATTTGTATGATAATACCTATACTGGTACTACGACCTATTTACCATTTCAATACAATCTTTATTATACCAATCCAACGTCTTCAAAACAAAGTGGTATTTGGAGAGGATTTCCTCAGTATTATGAGTTTGATTTTTATCGGCCTAATGTAGGGGACAACCATTTTCAATACAAAGCAAAAAGTGCTTACACCTATAATTGGATGTATTATTTAACATACCCATATGAAAATGATAGTAATAGACAATTAACATATTACTCCTCAACAAATAATGATGTCAATTGGGTTGCATCTAGTGGAATCCCATTTTCAATCAGGAATACTACGCAAAATGGTAATGGGTTGGTTTCATTTGTCTGTGTTGCACCTCATGGATTAACTACGGGAGAATACGTTGAGTTATCTTTGACTTATAGGGGGTCTAATATATTTCAGGTATACTCTATTGGCAATGGATTGCTTGGGAGCAGCTCACATGTTTTCAATTTATTTAATATTGGATTTACTGGCGCAACATTCAGTAATGGTACTATCGGAACATTTCGAAGGGTGATTAATCCTGATAACTTGACTGAAACTAGATCGAAATATTATGTCAAGAAATATAAGGTATTAACCAATGTGACAGACCTTGCGATTACAAAGGCTGGATTCGAAAAAAATGTATTTGGGGAAGATAAGAAATTAGAGTTTAGTTCAATTACACCAAACAATGTTACAAGGATATCTCAGAAGACGAGTAGTAACGCGTATGACGTTACTTCTAATTATGATTTGAATTTGGCGGGTTTATTGGATAATCAAAAAAGACCGATAAATGAAATTAGTCTAACGATAATAAATCGAGGATACTCAGGATATTTCAATCAACCATTTAATGGAGTTGGATTGAAACAAGGGTGGGAGTTCAATTTATCCAAAACAACAAATCCTTGGTGGGATTTGAATAATCAAAGGTCAAATACAAGCATATCAGTTTCATCATATACTCTCACAAGCGGTGCGACAAAAACATTCTATTATAATGCTGATTTGAAAGCTGGAGATATTATGGATGGGGATTTTTGTGAATGGAATGATTATGAGCAAATTGAGCGCGTTGTTTCCCCATATTATCATAAGATAAAGTTTAACCAAACTGTGTTTCAAACCACAAATAATTTTTCAACCAATTCACCTGGATATTATTATAAGCCTCACAACTCGATGGTTCTTAAAGTATTTTCGGATTATATTGAAACAGCTGAATTAGGGTCAATTGAAAATGTTCCAAGTTGGTCATTTTACTCTACAGCGGACCAAGAGTTCAGATGGAGGGATATTTATACCTATGGGTTTATTGACAACTTGCGTCGTGGAGTGAATTATCCATTTTTGAATTCGGCGCAATATCCATATACTCAAGTCATTTTCAGATTGATACCTGAAGGAATAAATTATAACGATAATCTTAATGGATTTGACTTTGCAATAAAACCACTAATCGATGAGTGTGAATAAGTTTGTAATTAAACAAAATGTTATTGTTGACAAACAAATCAACATACCTGTGGAACTCAAGTGGGATTATTTAGGTATGGGTTTGGCGATTGATGAGTATGAAGTCAAAGTCATTAGAGATGTTATCGGTAAGGGTAGAGATTTTGAAGTGTCAAGATTTGCCCATGCCCCTGCAACAGGGACGACGAATGATACATTAATTAATTATGAATTTTATTTTTATTCTGGAGGGTCCCTTGATGATTCAAGTAATTGGAGAATCAATTATTTAAGTGAAGGATTTACTCCACAAGAAGTATATTATTATGAAAATGTGTTTGCCAATTCGTTTTTTAAGTTAGATTTTTATGACACACCTGATGAAAAACAACAAACAAATTATTTGACCATTATATTACCAACACAACAAGGTTTGATGATGGAGACACAAATGCAACGTACATTGGTCAATATTAGAAAACCTCAATTTATTTTAGATTATGTTGGGGATAAAGAAGGATTTTTTATCTATTGGTTGAAAAAACGTAACTTCCTTGATATAGACACATTTTATATGACGGCAAAGTTTTTCAATGCGAAGACGGGGCAATTTACAAAAATGATGACAGGTAGAGGAACAAGTTCAATTGACCTTACAAACGGGCCTCAGTTCAATTTGAGAGGAAATAAGTTTGCTTTTGATAATACACAGTTTTTTTATTATACCGTCAGACTTGATTATGAAACACAAACTTACCAAGTGTTTAATACTAGCGGGCAAAGGGTGGGTACCAATATACCCATAAAATGGTATGAATATGTAAATCCAACACAATAATGTCACAGGATACTTACAGATTTATTGTCTCTCCTGAAAATGTTGCAAGGGATTTATCCGTTGTAAATTACCAAGGAACGCCTGTCGGTGTTTATTCTGCAATGACCCAAGTTGTTAGTTCAGGACCTAATGGAACATCATTACTCACTAATTTATCGGTACCTATACTACTAAGACAAACTGCAGTTGATGCTGGATATTATAGTCCTTTTGATGGTGCGGTGTTGCAAAAAGATGTTGTAACTAACTTTTTGTTCTCATCTACAACAACTAATCCATATGTGTGGAATGTTTATAATACTTCGGATGAATTCCAAAAGTTTTTGGAGTTGTCAGTGTATAGAGTGGATTGGGGGGATGGAAGTCCGAAACAAACCATAACAACTTATGCTCCCAATTCAATAACTCATACTTATCCAACCGCGACTAAACAATATACTATAACTTTGGAACAAACTAATCCTTGGGGTATAACAAAAGTATCGAAAACAATCAATGTACCATTTACCGATGTTGTGGTTTTCAATCCACAAGGTGAAGCATTTTTTGCACCATCAACGGGGAATTGGATTGGGACACCTGTATCTTATAATTATATTTTTTCTGGAGATGCTATAAATGAAGTCTCAGCTCAAACATCTAACAACTATGTTACTATTCCATTTATGGTTTCAGGAAACACAAAATCTAGAGTAAATGAATTAGCATTGTATGGTAGCCCAAAGTTTCAAGTTGGAGTACCTGTAATTAGTTATGGGCAAATATGGGGGGCGATATCAGATATGAATCCTGTTTTTACCGCCTATACAATTACTGGAGTTCATTATTATGATTACAATGATGGAACCACAATATTTTTCCAAGAATCATCGGGATTAACATCAAATAATTTAACGGCACAACCTATTACAAAAGATGAAGTTTTACTTAAAGTAATCGACCAAGCTCAAATACAAACCAATGTATTCGTTGAAAGGGGGAAGAATAGTGCCTATGAAAGAGTAATGAGGTTAGGTGAAGTTGACAACTTGGGAGATATGATTAACTATGGATATGGATTTTTCAACGTAGTTAATAAAGAAAGAACTAATTGAAAAAAGGAAATAAAGTATTTATAAATTAAATAAGAGAATATGGCAATCGGCTCATACGGTACAATAAGACCTTCAGATGTTTCACCAGCGGATGTTGATATCATTATGAATTACACACCTACAAGGGATGTGACAGACCAGTTTGTCCTAACAAAGTTGGATGCACAAACAATATTAAGACCTTACTTCGCAAACTCTGAAACGGGAGGGAATGCTGGTGTTGAAGTTTTGGGAGGTCTTTATAATTTGACATTACCCGCAAATCAGTTCAATGCGTTGGGGATTTACACTTTATATATCAGACCTGCAGAGATTAGAACGGTAATTACTGATTGTGGTGTTTTAAGTGCTTTACCAAACGTTAAAGGTATCATCATTGATATTAATGATGTACCAACACAATATCAAAATAAATTTGTTCCACAAGGGTTGGTTGGATTCAGAGTTGAATACCTTAATCCCGACGGGTCAAAAATTCCTAATTTCTTTAGAGTTGTAACTTCAAGTTTCTTTTGTGAAACTGTACCTACAAATGAAGTTAATACAACTCAAAAGTCTATAAGATATAGATATGTTGAAGGGGATTCAAATTTGATATTCTTAACATTATCACCGTCTTCATCACCAACCAACAAACCAAATGCAACTCCGTACATCGGACAGCCTGACCAAGATATTATTATTACAAACACTTTTTTCAATCCGGTGTCTATTGAGATTGAAATGGTTGAGTACGATATTTCTTCTCTTGCTATTGCACTATATGGTAATCAAACCAAGTCTATTGATGATGGTATCTACACTATCTACGACTCTAATGATAACATATATAGACAATACAACCTATATGAAATTAGAGACCAATTTAATGCTCTTCTTTATGAGGTTAGACAAAGTAGAGGTAATAATATCGATTTCAGTAAAAACTTTACAAATATAACTAGTTAATGGCTACGACTCAAAGGACTACCAAATTTTTTTACCCACCACGACCAGGTAGTGGGGCTGCAACCTTCTCTGACAATATTGTAGGATTACAAACGGTAGAAGGGGGAGGACTTACGCAAGGTAACTTTGAGTTCACAACTTCGGTTACGGAAAGAACTACTAGAACGTTCAACGTAGGAGCGTTCTCCGAACCAATAAGTTTGGAAGGGTTAAATATTAATGACTTAACCGAGAGTAGAGCTATAATGGCCACACAGTTCAGAGTATATCCGAACTATGATGTATCACAGGTTCTAAATTTTTCGATGTATGGTTCCTTGAGTAAAAGGTTCCAAGTTTCTATTACTGAAATTATACATAGATTTCCAGCATCTTTGGATATTGTATTTAATAATAATGATTTTGTCACTGGTGCAACTGCAACCAATATTGAATATGACTCTACATTAAATGAAACATCATTTAGAATCGATGTTAGTAGAATTAACAACCCATTTGACATTGATTATTCTTTAAGTGCAACAACGAACTTATCTATAAGAGAAATTACGGTTTCTAAGTATAGAAATTTATATAACACGTATTTGGATTATTGTATTTCAATTAATGATAACATTTTTAATGTCGTTGCATTTACACCATCAGAAACATTATCTACAGGATTCATTGAATTTATTGTTTCAGGAGCTCCATTCGGCATAACTGCAACAACATCTAATGAGGGTTTCCAAATAAGACCTAATGATTTTGTTGTTGATAGAATTTTTGCGGAGGATTTCGATGAGGTACAAAAATTCTTGTTAAATCGACTTATAAGACCTGAATATACCGCAGTTTTCCAAGTACCACAACAGAATGAGTCAGGTCAATTTTTTACAGACTTTCAACAAGTAACATGGCCTAAGGAAGGCTCTTGGAATTTAGATATTAGGTCTTTTTTATTCGAAAATTATTTGGGGCAGCTAGAAG